ATGGTTCATCATTATTTCGTTCTATAAACCATTTATTCATTTTTTTAAATGCTTCACCGTGTAATAATGGTAAAAAATGACTATCTGTTAAACCCTTAAATCTTAAATAAGGTTTCATACCATCATATTGACTTGAAGCTTTACTACTACCATATAATGATGTGGTTTCAAACAAACACATATTAGCGTTATACTTCCTATTTATGAAATCCCTTACATAGTGAGAACAACATATAGCAGCAAGTAATTTACCTCCCAAATAGTCATAACCAAAAGGTTGCGTTGGTACCAAGACAAATCCCATAATAACACTTGCATTAAATCTACCCATTTCTTGTAAATCTGTTGTTGCTAAAGGACGACCTAGGTATACATTACGAGGTTTGCTATTAATAACAGGAGAACCTAAACGAATAAAACCTACAACAGTATTTGTGTTTATCTCTTTTACTTCTAATCTTATACTTTTACCAGGTATACTAGACATATTAGTATGTGAAGATGTTTTATTCAACATTCTATCAAAAATTTGACCATTAGGTTCCTTAATACTAAATTCCATATCTTGTGGATGTAAATCAAAATTATTAAAAAATTCATCTTCATCTGCCATACCAGGTAACTGATAAGGAAAAGATTTAACTTGTTCCAATTTTTGTTCTCTTAAATACTGGTCAATTCTTTCATATTGGCCAAAATATTCCACAAAATAATTCATTGCCCATGTAGCGTCTTGGTCATTTAACATCATGCAAAAAAATCCTCTATTGTATTACTATCTGAAGCATTCACTTTCCAATTTATAGCATCCAATATAAATCGTAATGGTTCCATAAATGATTTACTAAACTGTTGTTCATAATCTATTAGTTTATGCATATCAAACTCTTTAGGCAAACTACCAATAAATGTAATCACATTAGCGTTCCAAGGATTCTTTCTTAAATGCACAAACTTGCCTTTATCACCCTCATAAATTTGTTGATGTTTATGAGATACTTTTTTTGTTTTCAATAAATGATTATACAATAATGCACCTTTCACATGCATTGGTGTACCTTTTTTATATATACTTGTTGTATCAGAATATTTTTCTACATTATTTACACTACGAGGAAAAGCAATATCTTCAGGTGGTAATAATTCAAATTCTTTCCTAAAATTTACAATAAAATCCTTCATTGATTTTTCATCTTCATTCATAATAACATTAAATGCCTCTCGTAATTTATTTCTACATGATAAAGGTGTTGATGTTTTTACTGCTTCAATACCCATAATTTTTAATTTAGGTTCAGGATATTGCACACCTTCGCTATTATGTACATTTAAAATATATCTTTTCTTTGCCGTCCAAATACCCTTGTCAGCAATAACTTCTCTTGCCATTTGCATTTTTTGAGCATACACATTCATATATTCTCCCAATTCTTGGTAAACTTTATTAATGTATGGTTCAATTTTATCCACACAAAACTTATCTAATGCTTTAACAATTTTTTTCTTATCCGTAGCACCAGTCATTTTAACTAATGGTGCCATATTAATATAAACAGAATCCGTATCACTAGCAATAATATAATCATCATCTTTTGTTTTATATAAATTATTAAAATATTCATTTAATTTTTTTTGAATCCATTTTAAATTTAACTGACCAGACATAGTAACCGCTTCTGCTTCCCTATGGTCATAATATCTAAACCATTTATTACCAATTGCACCATAAGCACTATTCAAAGATATCTTTTTGGAATGTTGAATAATATGGAATTTTCTTGCTAATTTTTCATATTTTGGATCCCTTGTATCAGCATATTTTTGTTCTGCCTGCAACATTAACTGTTTATATTTTATTCTATCATTATATTCTTTTTGTATAATTCTTGGTAAAAATCCTTGTTTATCTTTTTTATACATTGTACCATTACCAGCAGTACAAATGCCATCTGATAAATCAACTTGTTTTTCCAACAAGTCATCAATTAATATATCTCTTTTTTCTGGTAAAATTGTTTCTGGTGATATGTTGTATTGCATAATAAGATGTGGATATAGTGAATTTAAATCAAATGATACAACCCAATCGTGGAAACCTACTTTAGGTTCTTTCACATAAGCACCAATAAGCTCAGGACTCCTGACACTCATTTTCCTCATAGGCACAATAATTTTATCTTTTAATAATTCATTAAAAATAATTGTATCCCACATTCTTACCTGACTAAACACATCCTCATAATTTGCTTTAGCGTGGTAAGCCATAGTTAATGCCAATTCAATCAATTGTAATCTATCTTCTAATCTATCAACCAATTCAACATCATTAATATTATAATCAATAAACGATTGAATATCATTTGTATACCATTCTTTGAAAGTATCATATGGATTTTCAGTTTTCTTTTCACCTAATTCCACAAAAGCAATATGGTCTAATGTATATCTTTCTTGATTTTTAATTGTAAATTTTGTATATAATTGTAGATAATCTAATTGTGCAATGCCTAATAAGCGATAAAATGTAACTTGTCTGCCGTGGTGATATGCAGTATCGCTATCTGTAATTTGCCAAGGTGACATCCTTCTTACTGCCGCCTCACCCAATACATTTTCAATTCTTTTACATAAATAAGGAACATCAAAATATTTGCTATTCCAACCAGTTAATACATCTGGTGTGTAATCACGCCAAAATGTTAAAAACTTTTTTAATAAATCTTTTTCATTATCACATTTAATATATTGTACATTCTTTTGCTTAACTATATAATCAGCAATACCCCAAACTAAAATAGCTTTCCTAACTTGATCCTTGATTGTAATACAAATCAATTGTTCAGTAGCATTGTCCACATTTGGAAAACCTTCATCACTTTTTACTTCAATATCAATAGTATAAATTCTTAACTTCTCTTTATCATATTCTACTTGACCAGGCCAATAATCTGCCATATATTGATATTGAAATCTATCTGTACCAAAAAGATAATTTTCGTGATTCTCATATCTCTTAATGAGCATCCTTGCTTCTTTAACTGATTTACAAGTACGAGCAACAAGACCTGTGCCGTCTAATGTTTTGTGAGTACATTTACCCTTGAATGGATGATATAGTCTAGGAGTATAAGGAACCCTATCCTCAAATCTTTTACCATCTGAAAATCCACGGACTAATAACTCATCACCATATGGCGATATGTTAGTATAAAATTCTTTCATAATATATTATAACAAATTTTAGTTAATTTGTAAAGCTATTATTGCTTCCAATTTTCTCTATTTTTAAAATATTTGAAAATCCCTTGAGTAAGACTTTTTTTACCATTAAGTTTTTCAATACCACCAAAACCAGGCATACTATTTACTTCAAGCATATATGGTTGTTCTTTTTTTCTATCTTTTGATGGAATAAAATCTACACCCACTAATCTACCACTAACAGCCTCGGCTGCTTTAATTGAATCTTCTTTTTCTATTTCTGTTAATTCTATAGGAGATGTTTCTGCTCCAAGAGAAACATTAGTCCTAAAATCTTGAGCATCTGAAATAACTTTTCTTTTCATAGCACCTAAAATTTCTCCATCAAGAATTATAGCTCTAACATCATACTCTATTTTTATATACTCTTGAATAATAATAGGTAAATACTTATTATATAGCAATAACATTTGTACAGCAGTATGTAATGACCGCAAACTCTCTACTATTATAACACCAACTCCTGTTTGTGTTCCTGTAGAAGATTTTAAAATAATTGGAAATTTAGTTCCTAATTCTTTTACAGCTCTTTCTGTATCCTCTGAATGAGCAATAGCAACCGTTTTAGGTGTTTTAAGTCCTGCTTTTCGCATTTTAATGTCAGAAAAATATTTACTTGAACATATATTCCAAGTCTTTAAACTAGGTATTGTAATAAATCCATCATCTTCTAAATCTCGAATCATATCAACCCAATGACGGCTACTAGTTAAACCTAAAGTTCCTAATCCTCTAGGCATAATAATCGTATTATCAGGATGAATCTCAAATGGTTTTTGATATTCTATTTCTTTACTTTTCTTTACATCTGGATATATAACTTCTCCCTTATCATCAAAAGGAAATGAATTAATGTATGTTTTACCATTTTCTTTAGAAACAAAAGCACCAACAAAATCTCCGTGAAAAATCTCTACACCAACAGCTTTGGCACTCTTGGTCATTATTTTCATATATTCCGGCAAACCAGAATCTTTAACATCTCTAACCATTTCACCAGAATGATTAAAAATTACTAACTTATATGGTTTATCTTTTTCTTCTGTTAAAAAATCTCTAAACTTCTGTGCTTCCATCTTCTGGTTCTTTTATTGTTTCTTCTGTTTCAGGTTCAGTTGTTGTTTCAGGTTCTGCTTTTTTACCTATATTATATTTCGGCTCTAATATCCATTCACTTTTTTCCTTAAAGGGTAAAACTTTAATTTGTGATAATGGTGCCTTTTCTCCAACAGGATTAATCAATTCAACTAACCCCCAATCTGATAATAATTGTGATATTGTATTTCTACGCTCCACATCATTAACAAATAGATTTGCTGACTTTCCGTCTAAAGCAAATAACTCTTTAAAATGTACTATGAAATATCGACCTTGTTTGTGTAATATGTGACAAGATTGGTATATTTTTCGTTCTTTTCTGGACGCTACACCAATTCGTGTTAAGGT